AACATGTGTAACTCTTTCAGCAGACTGTAAATCAGTAGCTGTGTAAGGAACTAATAGATCATCAGCAGGAACAAACTTAGAAACTGCTCTTCCGATAGTTGTATCAAAGTAAACTTTTTTAAATGACGAGCCTGCTAAAGGTAGATGAAACAACATCTGATCTAATTCAGGATCATATTCTTCCATAACATGCATAAGCTGGTAATTCATAAACTCAGACACACGCTCTGCTTGTTGCTGTTTTAAAACATCTTCTTTACCTAGTATTTGAGTTCTTACAGGTCCACCTGCAGGAAGTAATTCTCTATAAGCTTGTGCTTGAAATTGTGTAACTGCTTCTGCTAATACAGGGTGACTGACATTGCTTGCACCCATAAATGGTTCAGATCTTTCTTTGTATTGAAATCCAAGTAGACCTAATCCTTTTTTATATGTTTCTTCCCATTCTTTTCTTGAAGACTTATCTTCTTCAAATCCTTCCATGACATCGTTCGAGACAACACCTAAATCGTTCTCATCCATGAATTCTGCAAGGTTAGAATCAAATGCAATCTCTTGTTCTAGTTCCTGTTCTCCAATAAGAGCAGAACCATCCTCCAACATTGTGACGTCATTAAACGTATTGTCTGCTACGTCAATGTCAATTAACCCCATATTTTCTGCTGAAGTCTCAGCGATTTTTTCTTGGTCTCTGTATAAAGAGTCTTTTTCAATAGCCATTTCTTTCCTTATTTATAAATCTTATTTAATTGTAGCATTTCTTTAGTTAATTCAATAGCGAAAACAGGTTCTGATTCAAAGTTTTTATCTCTTTCCTTTTTAATCTTATACCTTCCGCCTGCATTATCTACCAAATCATTTGCTATAGCTTCTGCTTGTCGGTACGTGTCCCCTTGACCTACGACATCACCTGTAGTCTGGTTAATAATATTATATACTGTTTCACTTCTAGATTCACCTACTGCCACATTAGCAACCACCATCTTAGAGTTATTATCATCTGCATATTTTCTCATACTTCTCTCAATATCAGACGTATAATGTCCACCTACTTGATTTGTTTCTTCGTTCCATGCTCTTGATTTTGGTCCACCATAAAATTCATGAGTGCCTACACCAGGATACTGACTATTACCCAGAGAAGCGGTTGTGTTAATATCTTGACGTAATCTGTCTTTATATTGGTTAATACGATTTTGTTTATCTAATATTCTGTCATTAATGTCCATTGACGTATCACCTGCTTGGTTATACGCTTTTCCCGCTACAATATCTCCAGATGCTACACCTAAATATGTTGGTGCTTTTGGATCTTTTTCTACAAACAAGCGATGAGCTGCTTCGTATAGCTGTTGTTTAAGAACAGCATCACTCCACGCTCCTCTATCTTTTAGTGGTACATCAGGATAGAGTGCTTTCATTAACTGACTACTAATCTCATCAGCCATCGAATCAATAATTTCTGTTTGTCTTTTCTTAAAGTTTTCGTACATCGCAAAGTCTTGTGGTGTTAAAGCATATGGCGGTTTTTTTCCCATCTCACTAAATTGTTTTTGAAACGCCATTAGTTCATTATACTGGGGCATTAACTCTAGTTTAGTTGCGCCTACGGGACGTGCTACACTTCGGTTGTCTGCAAAGAATTGCATCAGGTCTCTGTTAATACCTTGCTCCATTGCTTCTATACCAACTCCTTGTTCTGCCATCACGTCTAGTTTGATAGCTAGTTCTCTTGCTTTTCTTGTTGCCGCTTGTGCAATATCAGATTGAATTTCATCAATAAACGTCATGGTAACGTTTTGTGGTCTTACATCTTTGATTGACTCTAATCTTTTTTCTTCATCCACAAACTGCGATTGTAGTTTTCTTAACTGTTTTTGTTTTTGTACAATCTGTGCATCTACTGCTTGCTTTGCTTTATCATACGATAAACGTCCACCTGATCTTTCAACAAGGGCATTGACAGCTTGTGAAATAGTTTGGAAGTCATCGGGATCTACATTGGTCAACGGATCATCAACCAAGCTTTGTATCTTTGCTTCAATGTCTTGTAATTTTTTTGTGTCTGTAACCGCTAGTGGATTAATAATTGTACCTGTTGCTTTATCTACTGTCTCGCCTGGATTAATTATAGCAGGACGGTCCGTGGCCCTTCCCCACGCAAGTGTGTAGTTATCACCAAAGTTATGTCCTGATGCTCCACTTGGTAGAGTTCCTGGATCTCCTCGAAACTTATCCGAATCAATTTTCAATACTCGTTCTCTATAAGAACCTGGAAGATAACCAGGCATTAATCCTGTTCCAGCATATCTTGCTTCTTTGAAAACAGGTTGTCCTCTTTCAATAGCAGGTGCATCGTATCGTTCTGGTATATCCGATTTAGCTATATTTATTTTATCGGATCTAAATCCAAAACCTTCTGTTGTTAACTGATTGAGAGGTGACTCACTTGTAATTTGTATAATATCTTGTGATAGGATAGGTTCACCTGATTTCGCTTTTGCCGAAATATAGGGAGCGATCCGCGCATCACTGACCTCGTCTCTTCCTATGCCAGCCGCGTTTATGTAATCATAAAATTCTTTTTCGGAATCAAACTTTACAGGCGAGTTTGGTTTAGATAAAGATAATTCTAAGTTAGAATAAAAAACTTGTCCTGGATTTATAGCTGTAGCTTCTGGTCCGAGAGCCTCGAGCGTTGCTTTTTGTTTTATTGTTGGTGTAAAAATATCCGTCTTTGATATTTCTTCTTTTAAGTACGGCGGTGGCTTTCCAAACATCTTGGAAAAGAAACCACCAGGAGCGGCATACTGAACGTCGGCCGCGTTTACTATTCCACCTTTGTTAAAATCTGCTACTTCTCCAAACATCTTTACATACTCTTGTTTATTATCTGCAATTATATCTGCTGCTAATATAGCTCTATCTACCTCACTTTGAGTAAGTGCGCCAGCATCCATTGCTTCTATCATTAAACCAGAAAGTTTTTCATCTATAGGCATAGCCCTACCAATTGTTTGACCTGGAGCTATTTCTCCTTGAACACCGATAGTTTTCATAGCATTATCTATCTCAAGAAGTTTTTGGTAGTCACTTTCTAATCCATTTCTTGCATATCTATTGTAATAAATTCTTGCCTGTGATTCTAAACCAGACTGCATGTATGCATTGTACTCAGAAATATCAATTATTAATTGAGCAGGATCAGCGCCAGTTCCTATCTTATCTTTTCCAACGAAATTTTTTCCTATACCTTGAGTAATATACTTGTGAGCTATCTGCAAACTGGTCTTTACATCATTTATTTTATTTTCAGCAGGAGTTCCTACTCTAAGTTTTTTAAATATTTTATCTAAAATTGGTTTTAATACTTCTCCTGCTTCTTTTCTTGTTTTATCTATTTGTTCAAATCTTTTATATTTGTCGTAAAGCTTACCCCCTTTTTTAATATCTTTAGGTTTATAAGAAGAAAAAAATTCTTCTATACTTAAATCAGGTTCTGTTCTTTCTATGTTGTTAAAAAATCTAAACTCAGTAGATTCATTTAAATCTTTAAGAGTTTTATTTTTTGCAAATTTATTTTGATAGTATTTTAATACTTGAGTAGCGTGTTTATCGCCTCCTTTATAAGCAGTAAGCTCATCTCTTGATAAAATTTTTAAATCAGGGTCTGTATCATTATAAGCTTTTCTTCTTGTATCTAAAAAATCATAGAATTTATCACCCATAGTATCAGTAGATCTACCTTCAATCTTTATAACAGCTTCACGAAAAGCTTCTTTAACAGCAAAAGGATTAGAAACATCAATCTCTTTACTTGCTAAAATTTTATCAAATTCGTCTTTTACAGGTATTATTTTATTTTTAATCAATCTCAAATTTGAATCCCCTTTAGCAAGACCAAGTCTTGTAGCATAACCTCTGAGTTTCGAAGCTGTATCAACGTTGTATCTATTACCTCCAACGTCTGTATAAAAATATTTACCAAGATTCTTGTTCATGTTTTCTCTAATCATTTCGTCAGACATTGTTCCAAAATTATCCTTTATATACTTTTCACCTTCAGGTTTTATTTTTGGAGCACCTGGAGATATATCTCTTACTTGTAGCAAACCTTTTTCTTCAGCAGCTGTTATTAATTTATTTGCTTGTTCGTCACCAACACTAGAGTAAAAATTTTGTAATCTTTCTTTAGATCTTGAACCTACTTTACCTGGTTCATTAGCTTTTGTTTGATAAAGATATTGATCATAGTAATTAGCAAAATTTTGTAATGTTTTATCATCTTGTACTGCGTTAGGAGAATTTAAAGACTCGGTAAATTGTTTTGGATTAATTCCAGATGTTTTTTCAAAAGCTGAGATATTTGGATTAATTAACGTATTTAATTTTTTTAATTCATTTTGATTAAGAAGACCTGAGACTTGAGTTTGTATTTCAGGTGGCAGGTCATTATAAAAAGAAGCGAGGTATTGTATTTCATCATCACCAACATCACCAACGGTGTTTCTTAATTGATTAGTTAACATGCCTTTGACATCCGCTGCACCCATACTTCCATCACGTGTTACCATTTGAGATTTTAATAATTCTAAATTTTCTAATTCTTTTGTTGCTTTAGCTCCTGCTTTAGCTGCGGGTCCAACGCCAGGAAGAGGAACAATATCTAATAAAAAAAATCTTGATGCTATTTTTTGTTCGGGTGGTAAGTTTGCAAACTTTACACCTGCATTTAAATTCTCTCCTGCATTTCGTACATCTCCAAATAAAAACTCACCAAAAGCACCAACATCTGCTCTAAATCTTTGACCACGTTTTTCTAATCTTTCACCTATTGTTGGGTATTGAGTAATATCTGCATCTATACTTTCCCTTGTTTCTCTATCCGCTGTAACTTCAGGAGTAAGTAAAGTAAGTAAACTAGAATCAGGTAAGAAAGGAAGAATTCCTTTTGCTGATGCTGCTCGTGTTCCAAGTTCTGCAACAGGATCTATAACAAACCTTGTAATACCTTTACTTAAAGGATTGTTTACTAACCCTCTTCCAAAATCTTGTACGTTCTCATTTTCATATAAACTACGCAAACCACGTTTCATGGCATCAGCGTACTCTTGTCCATATGGTTTTCTCTCTGCCATTAGTAATAGCTCCTTGCGGGTTCAATAAGTGAAGGCTCATCCTGATAATCAGAATCCAGTTGGATAAAGTTACCCTGTCTAAACCTAAGCAACGCTTGCGTTGTTGAATCAACTAAATCATCATGCTCACCATAAGGGAAAGCGGCACATTCTTCAATAACTTCTTCTGCCCATCTATCTTCTGTACACCACACCTGTCCTGATTCAAATAGTGGAGCTACGGAGTTAACACGTACGTGCTTATCATTGCCCTTACTGGGCGTATAAGTAACTACAGGAATTCCTAGTTGTCGTAGCTCCTGTGTTAAGGGCATACCAGAAGCCTTCGCTTCAATCAAGATTGTTTCGGGTTCCCAGTATTTATATTCGTCTAGCGCGATCTCTTTTAGTTCGGGAAAATCCCATCTACCTTTTCGCATGTCTAACAAAATAATATGATATGGTCCGTGTTCCACGGGCTTAAAGACACCCCACGTTGTTATTGCACTAAAGTCTGCTGTCTCCTTTTTACTGAACGCTGTGTCATAACTTTGTATGACGTGTGTTAAATCAGGTATATGTTCCTTCGGCCACACTTTCCACCAG